CCCGCCGATCCCCTGCCTCAGGTGCTGGCCGATATCGCCATGATCGCGGGCGAGGAAGCGGCGCGCCGGGTGGCGGGCGCGGTGGGCGGGACGCGCGTCTATATCCCGCCGCATCCCGGCCCTGATCACTGGCTGGCCAAGCTGGTGGGGCTGGAGGCCGCGCGCAAGATCGCCGATCATTTCACCGCCGGTGCACTCGGCGCGCGGGTGGATATCCCGCTTGGCGATACCGGCTTTATCGCCAGCCAGCAGGCGCGCATTGATGCCATGATCCTTGCCGGGCGCAGCGAGCGTGACATTGCGCTCGCCTGCGGATACACCGACCGGACCGTCCGCCGCCGCCGCGCCCGGCTCAAAGCAATGGACGATTCGCGCCAGGGCAAGCTGTTCTGAAGCGCTGAGCCGGACAGGCGTCCGGGGCGAAGCTCCCGCCAAATTCCACCATCCAGCGAGGCATGACCCAGCCCCGCCTCACCATCCGCGCCCACATGGAAATCATCGCGCATGAAGCCATCGTCTTCGAGGCTTACAAGTGCAGCGCTGGCAAATGGACCTGGGGCGTCGGCGTCACCAATTCGAGCGGGCACATCGTGCATCCGCGATACTTCCAGAGACCGACCAGCCTCACGCGCTGCCTCGAAGTCTATGAATGGCTGGTGCGCACCAAATATCTGCCCGAGGTGCTGCGTGCATTCCGGGGCCGCCAGTTGACCGAGGCGCAGCTTGCCGCCGCGCTGAGTTTCCACTGGAACACCGGTGCGATTGATCGTGCTGCCTGGGTCAATTCGTTCCTCGCTGGGCGCACCGCGCAGGCGCGGCGCGAATTCATGAACTGGCGCAATCCGCCTGAAATCATCCGCCGCCGCGAGGCCGAGCGCGATCTGTTTTTCGATGGCCGCTGGACCAATCGCGGCACGCGCGCGCGCATCATCCACCGCGTCAATCCCCGCCCGCCGCACAATCCGGTGTGGTCGAGCGCTGTGATGACCGAAATCGGGCCTCAGCTGCGCGAGGTGCTCGCGCGGGCGGAGCGCGGCTGATGTGGCTGGCGCTGAAGCTGTTCTTCTCGGGCGCGTTTGAGAAAGGGATCAAAGCGCTCTCAAGTGGTGCTGAGTGGCTGCTTAAAGAGTGGTGGCGTGCGCCGCTGATCCTTTTTGCGCTGGGGTTTGCGGTGATGGCGTTCATCCGCGTTCCGGCGTTGCAGCGCGAGATCGCTGGGCTTGAGGCCAGTGTTGCCGCCGAGCAATCGGCCCATGCAGGCACCGTCGCCGCCTTTCTCGATGCCACCCGGCAGGCCGAAGCCGAAGCCAGGGACAATGCGCTGCGCGTCGAGCGCGAACAGGAGATCATCACCGATGCAACCATCCAGCACCTCGAAGGCGACCTTGCTGCTCTGCGCGCTCGCTTTGACCGCCTGCGGGCAGCAGCGTCCGCAGCCGCTTCCGGCAGCGCCTCGGCAGTTGATCTGCCCGGCACCGGCCACGCCGCCGGCCGAATTGATCCAGCGGCCCCGGATCACCACCTTCGCGCCGCCGGAGCGCTGAGCGCGGCTGTCTCCTGCCCGATCGGGTTGGTGTGCCTCACCATCGATGAGGCCGAGGCCGCGAGCGAGGATGCGCACCGGTTCAACCGGCTGATCGACTGGGTAATCGCCCAGAGCGCCATCCCCTTCACGCCCGAGCCGCAGCCATGAAGGGCGCGCCGATGGATCTGGGTGAGCGCGGGCTTGAGCGCGCCGAGACGTTCGAGCGGATATCGAACGAGGCCGCGATCGCGCGCATCCGCAACAATCTGGCAGGCCTTGGCGAGGAATTCTGCATCACCTGTGGTGACCGGATCGAGGATGAACGCCGCGCCGCGCTGCCATCGGCGACGCGCTGCGTCACCTGTCAGGGCAAAGTCGAAAAGCAGAAGGCATCGCGGCGATGATCCAGAACCTTGCCGCGCCGATGGGGGCCAAGAAATTCGCCTCGCTGTGGCTGCCAACGATGGCGGTGGCGGCGGCAATGCCCGATGCGGCGATCCCGCTGGGCGAGCGGTTTCTCATCGATGTCTTCGACCTGCCCGTTCCCGTTGTGACGTGCCTGCTCGGCGCGCTCGGCATCGTGCTGTCGCGCCCGTTTGCCCATATTTCGGAATATGATCTGGGCTGGAAGCTGCGCCTGCTGGTCGGCGTCATCATGCTGGTGATCGTGCAGCTGTGGATCATCGAAACCCGGCCCGGCTGGCTGTTCGCCTTTGTGGTGGCGATCGGGCTGGGTTTTGCCGGGCATTCGCTCCTCGAACAATTCGCCGAGCAGGCGGGCGAGCTCTTGCGCCGGATGCTGGGCAAGGCGGCAGACGCGATCATCGGAAAAGGACACGAAGGCCCATGAGCCCCAGCGACACATTGGAACTGGCGATCATCGCCTTCATCATTATCGGCATCGGCATGGCGATCTGGCGCGGCGGGGCGAAGAACCCGGTCGCCACCGGCACGCTCGACAAGAAGCTGGGTGCGATCACCACCGAGGTCGCAGCGGTCAAGACCAAGGTGGCCGCCGTCGAAAAGCGCCTCACCAAGGTGGAGGGGGTCGCTGCCACCGCCGCCGATATCCAGCGGCTGGAAGGCCAGATCGCCGACTTCATGCGGGTGCTACCCGATATCGAGGCCCGCCAGCGCGCGCTTTCCGACAAGATGGCCGAGCATGCCAAGCAGGCGACCGCCACGGCCACCACCGTCCAGCACATCGATAAGCAGCTCGACCGGATCTATGCCGTTGTCGTTCCCAAGGGGATGGAGAAGTGAGTTTCGCGGCCAACCTTGCCGAAGGCATCGCGCGCGAGGCGCGGCTCTCGATCCTCAAGGCGCTGGCCGCCCAAGTCGATGGGCGGCTGTCCGACCTGATGCTCAAGAACATGCTCGACATCTACGGCTATCGCCGGGATCGCGACTGGATCCGCACCCAGATGAAGAAGCTTGCCGATCTTGGCGCGGTGAGCGTGGCCGACAGCGGCGAAGTGCTGTTCGCCCGGATCGAAGCGCCGGGCCGCGATCATCTGGAAGAGCGCAGCGTGATCGAAGGCGTGATGCGCCCCGGCGAGGCGCGCTGAGATGGCCCGCTCGCCCAGGACCAAGCGGCGCGAGGGGCGCGGGCACCTGTCGTCGATCGACATGCTGCCTGATGAGGCCGAGGAGGATATCGTCTGGGCGCTGGAGCAATTGCGCGAACGCAGCCTGCCCCAGAACACGATCCTGATGGAATTCAACGAGCGGCTGGCCGACAAGGGGATCGAGCCGATCAGCAAGAGCGCCTGGGGCCGCTATGCTGTGAGGAAGGCGATCCAGTTCAGGAAGCTCGATGAAGTCCAGCGGATCGGCGGCGAGCTGGTGCGCACGATGGATGCCAAGGAGCCCGATCAGGTCACCGTGGCGGTGGCCGAGCTGATCAAGGTGGCGGTGTTCGAAGTGCTCGAAGGCGGCGAGGTGACCACCAAAGGCATCATGGAGCTGAGCCGGGCGCTGCAAAGCGCGGTCGGCGCGCAGAAGGCGAGCGCAGAATATCGCGAACGGCTGGAGAAGGAAGCGGCGGCCCTGCGCGCCGAGATCGCCAAGAAGGTGGGCGAGATCAGCGAGCGCAAGGGCGTTTCGCCCGAGGCGCTGGCCGAGATCAACCGCGCGCTGCTGGGGCAAGGGTGATGGATCACGAGCCCGATTATCTGTTCGACGATGAGTTCGACGGCGATTGCGAAGATGATTGCCTCGATGATTGCGGCCTCATGCCTGATGGCCAGTGCATGCTTGCTGGCACCGAGTTCTGTGACTGGGAATGCGGAGGGCTCGGTTGATGGGTAACGCCCGCAACATCCCGGCAGAGCCCGGCGCGATCATGCTGCCCTATCAGTCGGCATGGATCAGGGATGATGCGCGCCTCAAGCTGATCGAGAAATCGCGCCAGATCGGCCTTAGCTGGGCGACCGCCTATGCCGCTGTCTCGCGCACCGCGCTGATGGGCCAGCGTTACGATCAATGGGTCAGCAGCCGCGATGATATCCAGGCGCAGCTGTTTCTTGAGGATTGCAAGCTGTGGGCGGGCAACCTCAAGATCGCGGCAGAAGACCTGGGCGAAGTGGTGATCGATCCCAAGGATCGGCAGACTTCCTACACCCTACGCTTTGCCAATGGCCGGCGCATCAATTCGATGAGCTCCAATCCCAATGCCCAGGCGGGCAAGCGCGGCGGGCGCATTCTGGATGAATTCGCGCTGCATCCCGATCCGCGCAAGCTGTGGACCATTGCCTATCCCGGCATCACCTGGGGCGGCGCGATGGAGCTGATCAGCACGCATCGCGGCAGCAACAATTTCTTCAACCAGCTGGTGCGCGAGATCAAGGAACAGGGCAATCCCAAGGGCATCAGCCTTCACACTGTCACCCTGCAGGATGCGCTCGATCAGGGGTTTCTGTGGAAGCTCCAGCAGGCCTTGCCGCCCGATGACAAGCGCCAGGCGATGGACGAGGCCGCCTATTTCGATTTCATCCGATCGGGCGCGGCGGACGAAGAAAGCTTCCAGCAGGAATATATGTGCCGCCCGGCCGATGATGATGCGGCCTTCCTCGACTATGATCTGATCGCGCGCAGCGAATATCCGCAAGGCATCGATTGGGAAGCGATCGAGGACGGCACGCTGTTCCTCGGCATCGATATCGGCCGCAAGAAAGACCTCACCGTCCTATGGCTGATCGAGAAGCTGGGCGATGTGTTCTACACCCGCCGCGTCATCACCCTGCAGGCCATGACCAAGCCTGATCAGGAAAAGGTGATCTGGCCATGGATCGCCCAAGTGCTCGCAAACGGCGGCCGGGTGGCGATCGACAACACCGGGCTTGGCATCGGCTGGGTCGATGATGCCCAGGCGAAGTTCGGCAAATACCGGGTCGAAGGGGTCAATTTCACCGCGCAATCGAAAGAGGCGATGGCCTATCCGGTGCGCGGCGCGATGGAGGATCGCCGCCTGCGCATCCCCTATGATCCCAAGGTCCGCGCCGATCTGCGCAGCGTTACCAAGCAGGTGACCGGCGCCGGAAACATCCGCTTCACCGCCGAACGCACGCCCGATGGCCACGCCGACAGGTTCTGGGCGCTGGCGCTGGCGATCCATGCGGCCAGCGATGGCAATGCGCCGCGCTGGCGGCCGATGAACGCGCCCGACGCTGGCGGCAAACCCCTCGATCTCGACGCGAACTGGATCCCGGCATGAAGACTGGCACGCATAATCTCGGCAGCAATGCCTTTGCCCATCGCACGCTGGTGCGCCTGTCGGATGGCTCCGCGGTGATCCGCCAGATGTGCCACGGGAGGACACAGGAGGTCACCCTGTCGGGCGAACAGATCGCGCTGCTGAAGGAGCTGCTGGCATGAACTTCTTCACCAAGGCTCTCGCCCGCCTCACCAGCTCGCTCACCCAGATGCGGCATGGCGCGCAGTCGCTGATGCTGGGCGGCCTGCTGCGCCGCACCCGGTTCGATTATCGCGGCGCGGTGGGCGATATGCTTGATGCCTCGGTGGTGACAGCGCCGGTCGGCTGGGTGCAGCGCGCCCTGCCCGAGGCAAGGCTCGCCGCCCGCCAGCCCGGCAATGGCGGCCAGATCATCGAGCTGGATGATCACCCGATGCTGGCGCTGATCAGCAATCCCAACCCCTTCTATGGCGATATCGCGCTGTGGGGCGCGACCGTGCTCAGCATGATCATGGATGGGAATGGCTATTGGCTGAAGGTCCGCAGCGCATCGGGCAAGGTGGTGGAGCTGTGGTATGCCCCGCACTGGATGATCGAGCCCAAGCCCGCCAGTGATGGATCGGCCTTCATCGATCACTATGTCTACACGCCGGGCAACGGCGCGGGCCGCTATTATCTCCAGCCCGAGGACGTGGTGCATTTCCGCAACGGGCTCAATCCGCGCGCGCCTTACATGGGCCTTTCGCCGCTGGGCGGGGTGATCCGCGAAATTTTCTCCGACATGGAAAGCAGCAATTTCGTCGCCAGCCTGCTGCGCAATATGGGCGTGCCCGGCGTGGTGATCAGCCCGAAGAACGGCGGCATGGCCAGCCCCGATGATGTCGCGGCGACCAAGGCGTGGTTTGACCAGGCGTTTGGCGGCGATAATCGCGGCAAGCCGATGGTGATGGGTGCGCCCACCGAAGTGCAGCCCTTCGGCTTCAACCCCCAGCAGATGAACCTGACCGAGGCGCGCGACGTTGCCGAGGAGCGCGTCTGCGCCGCGATCGGGATCCCGGCCGCAGTCGTCGGCTTTGGCGCTGGGCTGCAGCAGACCAAGGTCGGCGCGACGATGGAGGAGATGCGCAAGCTCGCCTGGCACAACGGCGTGCTGCCGCTGGCGCGCGCCATGGCGGACGAGCTGCAGCGCAGCCTGCTGCCCGATTTCGAGCGCGGCAATCGCCGGATCGAGCTTTACTGGGATACCTCCGATGTGCTCGCCCTGCAGGAGGATGAGAACCGCGCGACGGAGCGCAAGCTCAACGAGTTCAAGGCGGGCGCGATCACGCTTTACGATTACCTGGTCGAGACCGGGCGCGAGGCGGATGACAGCCACCGCTATTACGTCCGGCCGTTCTCGGTGATCGAGGTGCCCGCCAACATCGCGGGCACAATGCAAGCGCGCCCGGTTGATGCTGGTGCGCGGGCGACGGCGGTTGCCCCGGCGCTGGACGAGCCCAAGGCGCAAAAGTCTCTGGCTCCCCCCGAGATCCCTGGTCGGCCTAACGCTCCGCTGCTTGAGACCAAGAATTCCGAGGACTGGCTTCCGGCCGGAGCGCGGCCCGCCAGCCCGCAAGCGATCGCGCGCGGCGAGCGCTTTGTCATCATGCTCAACCGGCAGGAAAACGGCCTGCGCAATGCCTTTGAAGGGGCGCTTACCCCCGCCTTTGAAAGCTGGGGCGATGCCGCCAGCAAGGTGGCGCGCGATGTGCTGATCGCCAATGGCTTCGAGGAAAAAGGCCGCTCTGGCGGGCCTACCGCTTCGCTGCATGAGGCCAGGTTCGAGACCAAGGAAGACAGCCGCCTCATCCAGCAGATCATCGACCTGCTCAATCTCGATGCCTGGGAACGCCAGCTCTCGAGCATCTATCAGGCGCAATACCTCGCTGTTGCCCGCCAAGTCGCCAGCGCGATCGAGGAATCGGGCTTTGGCACATCGATCCCCGATCCGGTGATGCGGCGGATCATCGCCACTGGCGGCACGCGCGCCGGGCTGGTTGATGTGCCGCGCCAGACGCGCAATGCCGTGTTCCAGGCGCTCGCTGAAGGCCGGGCCGAGGGCGAAGGTGCAACCGCGCTCGCCAACCGGATCGCCAACATGATCGAGGGCGGGCCATGGGGCAACGCCGAAACCCGCGCCCGCGTGATCGCCCGGACCGAGACCAAATACGCCCAGAACATCTCGACGCTGGAGGCAGGCAAGGGCAGCGGCGTTGCCGAATTCGTGGTGTTCGATGGCCGCTTTGGCGAGCCGCGATCCGAGGCCAGCCATATCGAGCGCGACGGCATGATCGTGTCTGCCGAGGATGCCCAGATCATGGCCGACAACATGCGGCCCAACTGCACCCTCAGCTTTGCGCCGCATTTCAGCCTTTAGGAGAACCCCGATGCAGACCAAGAACATGACCGTCACCGAGATGGATGATGCAGGCAAGGGCCTTGCCCTGATCGCCAATCTCAACACTGTCGATCACGATGGCGACACCTATGCCCCTGGCGCTTTCAGCTGGAAGGAACAATGGGCCCCGCTGCTCACCGCCCATGATCGCCACGGCATGCCGTTCGGCAAGGCGCGCGTTTATGAGCAGGGCGACAAGGCGTATGCCGAGCTGCACCTTAATCTGGAAACGCAGGCCGGGCGCGATTGGCACTCGGCGCTGAAGTTCGATCTGGCCACCGGCAAGAGCGTGCAGGAATGGTCCTATGGCTACAACGCCATCGACTTCGAATTCCGCGCCGATGCGCAAAACCGGGTGCGCGTGCTCAAGCAGCTCGATGTGCATGAAGTCTCCACCGTGGTGCGCGGCGCCGGGCGCGGGACGGGCACGATCATGGTCAAAGGGCTGAATGGTGCGCTGAAGCAGCAGGCGTTTGATGACCTGTTTGCTGATCTGGGCCATATGGTCACCGCGCTGCAGGGCGATCCCGAACTGCTTTCGGCCACCGGCATGAAGCAGCTCAAGGAAATCCACGCCTCGCTGGGGCTGGCGATCGAGCGGGCGGGCACCGATCCGGCTGCTGCCGATGCAGAAGCCAAGGCTCTGATCGAGGCTGAGATGGCGCGTCACCTGACACGCGATGCGCGGCTGCGTTTTGGCGGCCTCAAGTAGCGCAGCGATAGGCCACAAGAACGCACCCCGCCAGAAACCCGCCAGAAAGCCTCAGGATCGCTTCAAGGCCCGCTACCAGCCAAAATTCGCGCAAGGGGGTTCTTAGGGCCTCTTAAATCGCCGCTAAGGGGGTTTTTATCGAAAGGTTAGCGGCACCAGTTGCGGCGCTGAGGCCATCGGCTGGCGAGACCTTCGCGGATCAGCTGTTCGCCGATCCCATCAAACCGGGCGAGCGTGCGGCCATACCGATCCACTCCGGTGCGGTGCAATTCAACTGGGCGGCCCGAATTGAGCAGCACCACAAGGCGATCGCGCGCCCGGATCGCCAGCCTCGTTTCTTTCTTGCAGCGACCTTTCAATTCGGGTGCATCAATATCGGCGATGCGGATTTTCTCGCCCTGCCACCACAAGGTGTCGCCATCATGGACGCAGTGCCAACGTCTGGCAGGCGGAGGTTCGCAGACCGAGATCGAGATCGCAAGAGCGGTAAAAAGCAACATCGGTTTGCGCTATCGCCGTCATCGCGTTAATCAACACTGACTTCCTCCACATTGGCAGCACTTACACAGCCGGACATCTGTCCGGGGCGAAGGCTCGCGTCTCATCCTCCACAAACGGCTTCGAGTTTCGAACCGGCCTTCGCGCTGAGCGGGCCGCCAAGTGGAGATGATCACAATGCCGATCGAGAATTTGAGCCTGGAGCAAGCCCAGGAGAAGCTGCAGGCGAAGTCCGCCGAGCTCAACGCCCTGATGAAGGAGGCAGCCCGCGAGGACGGCACCTATGATTTCGCCCAGGTGAAGTCGGTCAAGGACATCAAGAGCAATTCGGATCTGGTCAAGGCCATCCGTGAGCGCAACGCCGAGCTGGATGAGCTGGGTCAGTTCGTCGAAGGCCAGCGCGAGATCAAGCAGGCCGAGCGCGATCAGCAGATGCGCGAAAAGGGCCTGCGCGGTTTCCCGCTCCCCGGCGCTGGCGGCGGTAATGGTGGCGGTCAGCCTGCCAACCAGATGCAATTCAAGTCGCTGGGCCAGATGGTGGCCGAGGCCAAGCAGTTCAAAGCCTGGCACGATGCCGGTGCGGCTGGCGGCGTGACGCTGCAGTTCGATCAGTACCTGCCTTCCGATTTCCTCGCCAAGTCTGCCCAGTTTGAAACCATGGGCAACAAGGCGCTGATGACGCGCGCGGCCGGTTTCGCGCCGGAAAGCATCCGCCTGCCCGGTTTTGTCGAGGCTCCGACCCGTCCGATCCAGTTGCTCGACATTCTGCCGATGGGCCGGGTCAGCCAGGCGGCGGTGCCTTACATGGAAGAAACCACCCGCACCCACGCTGCTGCTGAAACGGCGGAAGGCGAAACCTTTGCTGAAAGCACGTTCGTCTTCACCGAGCGCAGTGTGCCGATCCAGAAGATCACCGACAGCCTGCCCGTCACCGACGAGCAGCTGGAGGACGTGGCGCTGATCGAAAGCTACATCAACGCGCGCCTCGCCTTTGGTGTGCGCCAGCGTCTCGATCGCCAGTGCATGATCGGCGATGGCACCCCCCCCAATCTGCGCGGCATCCTCAACACCGCTGGCATCCAGACCGAGGCCAAGGGCGCTGATCCGGTGATGGATGCTTTCTATCGCTCGATGACGAAGATCCGGCTGACGGGCCGTGCGGTGCCGACGCACCATGTGATGCACCCGCTCGACTGGCAGCAGATCCGGCTGACCCGCACTGCCGATGGCATCTACATCTTCGGCGCGCCGACCGAGGCCGGGCCGGAGCGCCTGTGGGGCCTGCCCGTCGTGCTCAATGATGCGATGGCCGAGAACACCGGGCTTGTCGGCAGTTTTGATCCGGCATGGATCACCCTGTTTGAACGGCGCGGCATCGATATCCAGGTGGGCTTCACCGGCGACCAGTTCACGCGCGGCCGCCGCACCGTGCGCGCCGATATGCGTGCCGCCCTGGTGGTGATGCGCCCGGCTGCGTTCTGCACTGTCACTGGCATCTAAGTTCCTCCCGAGGCTGGTTTTGCGAGTGGCCAGCCTCAATCCCTCGGGGCCGATTGCTGACTAGTCCTCTTGCGATCGGCCCCGACTTTTCCGGCGGCTTGGCCTGCCATGCCCGAGCCGCCGGACAAGTCAGGAGAACCCCATGAGCAACACCATTTCAGGCTTTGGCCGCACCATCGCCACCGCGATCATTCCGGGCGGCGAGGCGGGCGATTTCAAGGTGCCCGGCGGCATCAAGGCGGGCGATACGCTGCTGAGCGTCGTCTCGGTCACCACTGCCACCCCCCCGGTGCCGACCAACCGGCTGGCCAATGCTTCGATCCCGGCGGGCACATCGGACACGGTGGCGATCGCCACGGTCGATACCACCGGCACCTTCCTCATCATCACCTGGGCCAAGGCCCAGTAACCCTCGAAAGGACCAGTTTTATGGCCAACATGATTTGCAAGCAGCGCCTCTACCTCACCGCCGACAAGGCCAAGGTGGTGGCCGATGGCGATCCCAAGGCGGCGTTCCTTTACGCCGTGCCGGGCGATGAAATCCCCGAAAGCGCGGTGAAGCAGTTCGGCCTCACCGATGGCGGCCTGCCTGAAAAGAAGGCGGCCAAGCAGGCGAAAGAGCCTGCCCAGACCAAGCCTGCCGCCAAGCCTGAAACCAAGCCTGCCGCTGCTGGCGAAACCAAGGGCGCCTGATCATGACGCTGCTCGACCGGGTCAAGGAACGCACCGGCACCGATCTCTCCGATGCTGAGATCCTTGCGATGATCGCCGCGATCGCGCAGGAGCTGGACGCGCGCTTTGGCCCGGCGGGCGCAATGACGGTGCATCTCGGCGATTTCACCGAGCCGAACACCAGCTTCCTTTCCACTGTGCGGCTGGTGATCCCGGCCGACACGGCTGAGGCCATCACCATCATCGAGCGTGATCCCGGCAATTCGGGTCAGGCGGTGGCGGCCACCACGCTGGATGCCGCCGATTACCGCGTGCTGCATAATGGCCGCACGCTCCAGCGGCTGACCACCGGGCCCAATGGCCGCCAGTTCTGGGCTCCGCTGGTTGAGGTGACTTACACCCCGCAAGGGCTGCAGGCGGCGCGCGACGAGGTGACGATCAAGCTGATCCAGCTCGATCTGTCCTATCGCGGCGGCCTGCGCAGCGAAAAGGCGGGCGATTACCAGTTCACGTTGAGCGGCGACATGGCCGCCGATCGCGAGGCGATCCTGCAGACGCTGGCCGACCGGCGCGGGATGGTGATGGCGTGAGGGGCTTGTTTCGTAGCATCGGCATGCTGGCCGCTCTCTCACTCGGGAGCGCTGCTGCAGCAGCCCCAGCCTATCTGCCACACGGCCTTGAACTGGCTCCTGCCAGCACCGCACGGCGTCAGGCGGCTGTTCGGCTCGCGCGCTCACAGCGGCGTAGGTTCGCCTCGAAGGGCAAGGCTGGCCGCCCGTGCAAGCACCGTAATCTGCAGCACGTCAGCCGCCGCGTCCGGCGCAAGCATCGCAGGGGAAGGCGCTCATGATCTCCGGCCGCCTCACCATGCGCGCGCGGATCGAGCGCGACACCGCGACCGGCACGGACAGCTGGGGCAATGCACCGGTGCCCAATTTCACCGTGCTGCACAACGAACTGCCCTGCTTTTTCTGGTCGAAGAACAGCCGCGAGCTGGTGGATGGCACCAAGACCGCGATGATCGAGGATGCGCGCATCATGTTCGCACTCCGCGCGGACGTGCGCGAGGGCGATGTGATCACCACCATCACCGATCGCGGCGGCGCGTTGATTGTCGATGGCCGTCTGAAGATCGAAGGGCCGGTGCAGTTCAAGCACAGCCACCTCGAAGCCGCCTTGCAGAGGATCGGCTGATGGCGCGCAAGAACCTTACATGGAACGGCGCGGCCGTCTCGGAAAAGATGAAGGCCGCTGCCAAGCTCGGCATCAACGCCACGATGGCCGCTTGCGTTAGCCAAGCCAAGAGTAACCACACCTGGCAAAACCAGACCGGAATTCTCGAAGGCTCGATCAAGATCACGGCCTTTGCCAGGGAGCAAGGCGCGGGCGTCGTTGGCCAGTGGGGATCATCCGATGCCAATTATGCGCTGATCCATGAGCTGGGCGGCGTGATCCGCCCGGTGCGGGCCAAGGCGCTGGCGTTCCGCCTGCCCGATGGCAGCTTTCGCATGGCGCAGCAGGTGACGATCCCGGCGCGGCCGTTTCTGCGGCCTGCAGCCGACGCGCTTTACCCCTTGCTCGCTGACAAGATCCGCAAGGCGTTTGATGGCGGGGCGGCGGCATGAGCGGCGCTGCTGATCTCACTGGCGGTCTGGTCGCCTACCTCAAGACGCCTGCGGTGCTGCACCAGCTGCTGCAAGGATGGGTGTTCGGCGGCGAGCTGCCCGCTGATCGCACCGCCCAGATGCCGCGTAAGGCGCTGGTGGTGGCTGCTTCGGGCGGCATCTCACTGATGGGCGCAAGCTTTATCGAGGCAGACACCCAGCGCGTCGATCTGTTCGCTTACGGCGAGACGCCGATCGAGGCGGGTCGGGTGATGGCCGAGGCCGCGCTGGCGATGCGCCGCCTGCGCCGTTCGATCCATGCCGGTGTGCTGATCCACTGGGCAAATCCGGCCGGCGGCGCGATCCCCGGACGCGAGCCGCAGACCGAATGGCCGCGCCAGTTCCAATCCTTCCAGGTCATGCACGGCCTGCTGAAAATCGAGGAGTAATGATCAATGACCCCTTATGAAATCATCGGTGCCCCGCTCACCGTCTGGATCGCGCCGGTTGGCACGGCCATGCCGACGCTGGACGCCGCGCCCGCTTCGCCCTGGATTAAGCTCGGCACCAATGGCGACCGCAATTATGACGAGGGCGGCGTTACCGTCACCCACAGCAAGAGCTACAACAAGGTGCGCCCGGCTGGCGCGTCCGGCCCGGTCAAGGCCTTCCTCAATGAGGAAGACCTGATGTTCAGTGTGAACCTGATGGACCTCACGCTCGAGCAGTATCAGTTTGCGCTCAACAACAACCAGATCGCGACTGTTGCTGCTGGCGTCGGAGCGCCGGGCACCAAGAAGATCGGACTTTCGGAAGATGTCGGCCGCACCGCGGAATTTGCACTGCTGGCGCGGGGCCTTTCGCCCTACAACGAAGCGCTTGCCATGCAGTATTGCGTACCGCGCTGCTTCCAGTCGGGCGCGCCTGCGCCTCAATTCCGCAAGGGTGAGCCTGCCATTCTGGCGCTGCAATTCGAAGCGCTTGAAGATCTGTCGGCAGCCAATGCGCAGGAACGGTTTGGCTATATCATCGCGGGCAGCGCTGCTGCCTTGCCTGCTGGCTGATCGGGGCTCTCATGACGGATCGCATCGCCCCGCTGCTCGATATCGAGACGCTCATCATCCGCCCTGCCATCATGATTGATGGCGAGCGGCACGAGATCATTGCGCCTGATGAGCTGCCGCTTGATCAATCACATCTGATGGCCGCCAAGGGCCGCCGGATGCAGCAGCTGCAATCGACTGATAGCATGAACCGCGATCAGCGGGCCGAGCTGGAGGCGATTGTCGAGCAGCTGTCGGACATCATCATGGAGCCGATCCCCAAAGGCGTGCGCGCCAAATTGCAACCGGCACAGCGGCTGCAGGTGATCGAGGCTTTTACCGCGCTGTTGCTGAAACGGAGAATGGCCTCAGCAGCAGCGATGATGCCGGGCCAAACCATGATCGAGGCAGCGCTGGCGGCGCTGGGAGCGGGCAGCAAGCCATCGACTGGGGCGAGCTCATCCCCCGGCTCCAGCGGTTCTTCGGAGGCAGCCCCAGAAGCTGGCTGAGCGAGATGCCGGTCACCCTCGTCAAGGCTTATGCCGTGATGCTCCCCCGGCTGGAAGCCGAGGAGCAACTGGCGCGTGTTGAGGCGGGCGTGCTGGCCTTCGGCGGCAGCGAGAAACAGAAGCATGAGCGCAGACAGGCCATCCGCGATCTGGAGCGCCGCGCGCGCGGCCCAAAGCGGCGCAACAAACCCAAGAAGGCCAATGCGGGCGATCTGGCGGGCATGGGGATTGGTGTGAGATTGTCCGATGGCTGAGAAACTTGGCGAAGCCATCCTTGAACTGCGCACTGACGATACGCAGCTCAATCGCGGGATCAAGGAGGCCGAGAGCAAATCGGCGGCGCTGGCCGATCGCTTTGATGCCTTTGGCAAGCGTGCTGCCAAAACCGGCGGCAAGCTGTCGCTTGCGATCACCGCGCCGCTCACCGTGTTTGGCAAGAAGGCCATTGATGCCGCGCGCGAACAGGAAAAGGCGGTGGCCAGCGTCGATGCTGCGCTCGCCAGCATGGGCGACCGGGCGGGTTTCACCAGCCAGGAGTTGCAGGCGATGGCATCCGAGATGCAGCGCAATTCGCTGTTCGGTGATGAGGCGATCCTGCAGAAGGTGACGGCCAATCTGCTCACCTTCGGCAATGTCACCGGCGATGTGTTTGCCCGCGCGCAGCAGAGCGCGCTCGATCTGTCGGCGCGGCTCGGCACCGATCTGCAAGGCTCCACCGTGATGCTGGGCAAGGCGCTTAATGATCCGGTGAAGGGGATCACCGCGCTCACCCGTGTCGGCGTGAGCTTTACCGAGCAGCAGAAAGAACAGATCAAGGCGATGGCCGAGGCGGGCGATCTGGCGGGCGCGCAGGCCATGATCCTTGCCGAGCTGGAGCGGCAATATGGCGGGCAGGCCAAGGCCGCCGCCGAGGCTGATGGCGGGATCACCCAGCTTAGCAACTCCTTTGGTGATCTTCAGGAACAGGTCGGCAAGACGCTGATCGAGATGGGGCAGCCGCTGATCGGGATGCTGGGCGATCTCGTCGGCTGGCTGCAATCATTGGATGATGACACCCGGCGCTGGGTGGTCGGCATTGCCCTGCTCGCCGCAGCGCTTGGCCCGATCCTTGTGACGGTTGGGCTGATGGCATCGGGCATTGCCGCGCTGATCCCGATTGTGACCGGGCTTGGCACGGCGATGATGTTCATTGCGGCCAATCCGGCGATCCTTGCGTTGGCGGCGGTGTTGGGCGCGATCTTCCTTGCCTGGATGTATTGGGACGACATCACCGCCGTGCTCGATAATGTCGGCGGCGCGGTGACGGGGTTCTGGCGTGACAATGTCCAGCCCGCGCTCGATGCTGTCATGGGCAAGATCGGCGAGGTCATTGATATCTTCGCGCGGATCTTCGGGCCTGAGATCAAGGCGGTGATCGCCATGGTTTCGGCGCTGCTGCGCGGTGATTTTTCCGCCGCCTGGGATTTTGCCAAGGAAGCGGTACGCCTGTCGATCCAGAGCAAGCTGCAGCTGATCGAAGGCCTTGCCACTGGCGCCATCACTGCGATGCGCCGCCTGTTTGAAGGTGTGAAGCTGTGGCTGGTGGATAAGTTCAACGGGCTGGTCGAGATGTTCATGGGCCCGATCCGCAAGATCGAGGGCGGCTTTGCGTGGCTGTATGATCGCGTTGTCGGCAACAGCTGGGTGCCTGACATGATGAATGCGATCGCGCGCGAGGCGGCGCGCTTTGGCCCAGAGTTTGTCGATCCGCTGCTGGCAGGGGCGCGCGATGTCGATGCGGCCTTTGCTGGGATCACCGGGCCGAGCCTGTCGCCTGCTGGCGCGCCGGGTGTGCCGGGCAGAGATGATGGGCCTGCCCTGCCGCGCGAGCGCATGGCTGATGATTTCCGCAGAAGCTTCTCAGACGGCATTCAGGCGGCGCTGAGAGGCGATTTAGGCAGCTTTCTTGAACGATCATTCAGCCAGATCGCGGACAATGCGTTTCGCGGTGTGATCGATGATCTGGTGAGCGCGTTGTTTAGCGGAAATAATGGCGGCGGCGCGGGCGGCATTCTTTCGGCCTTTGCAGGGCTGTTCGCAACCGGCGGCACCATTCCCAGCGGATCGTGGGGCATTGTGGGCGAGCGCGGGCCTGAAATTGCGGTGGCGACGCCGGGCGGGCTTGGCATCATGTCCAACAGTTCATCGCGTGCGCTGCTCCAGTCCGAGCCATCAGGCGGCGGCAGCACCAATGTTTCGATACCGATCACCATTGATGCGACCGGCGCTGATCCGGCGGCGATCGAGCGGCTGCGGCGGCAGCTTGACCAGCTGCGCGATGAGTTGCCCGGCAAGATCATCAGCACCGTGCAGGATGCCAGCGATCGCCGGATGATTTCGATGGGAGGCGGGATGTGATCCTCACCCTTCCTGAAACCCCCAGCGGCATTGCGCGTGTTACATTCGAGATCGAGCGGGTTGATTTCGCCGCCCCGCAGGCCGGTGGCCGCCAGGGCGGTGTCCAGGCGGGCTGGCCGCTGTGGTCAGCGCGATTTGAGCTGGACCGCAGTGATCCTGAAAGCGCCGATCTGTGGCGCGCCTTTTTCGCGCGGCTGCGCGGACGCATCAGGCGGTTCTACAGCTGGGATGTGACCCGGCCCTTTCCCGCGAAGTATCGCGGCGGCTTCGCTGGCATGACACGGGCCACCGGCGGCGCGTTCGACGGCAGCGCGGTGGGATGGTCGCAGACGATTCTTGCAGGCGGTGATGCGCGCATTGCCTTGACCGGCCTGCCTGCCGGGCTTGAGATCGGGGTTGGCGATTACATTGGTTTCAAATGGAACGCGGCAGGAGCCGCTGCTGGGACGTTCGAGAGGCGGACAGTCGCCCGCGCTGTCCTGCCCAGCACGGCTGGCGGCGGCGGTGTGGCACAGGTGATTGTCGAGCCTCCAATCAACCCGCTTGTGGTTCCGGCCGGAGCTGTCGCCCACCTCGATAATCCGCGCTGCGTGATGCAGTTGGTGCCTGAGGAAAGCGAGCTTGGCCCGATTGGCGTAGGCGCGGCGCTGGGCGGCGGTGCGATCATCGCAATTCAGGATCTGCGCCAATGAGGTGTTTGGCATGAAGTTAATCGCTCCGCTTGCGCTGGCAGCGCTGGATAATGGCGAGGCCATTGTGACCGGCGCGGTTGAGGTGACCGCAGTGCCCCCCGTCCGCGTGTGGGGTGGGCATGGCGACCTCCCATTCGCTGGACGCGCTTTCCAGGGCATCGGTGATCGCGGCCTTGTGCAGGTGGCAGGTGGGGCGCTCGGAGGGGCGGCGCAGAATATCACCTTGAGCCTTTCCGGCATTGATGCCGAGACTATGGCCTTGCTGGATGCCAGCGAGGTCAAAGGCGCGCCGGTGGTGTTGTGGCGGCTGATTTTTGATCAAAGCGGCACAACCCTTTTGGACGGTCATGTCTGGGCGCGTGGGCGGCTGGATACCTTACTGCGCGATGAAGAGATTGGCGGAACAGCCACCATCAGCGTGCAGGTTGAGACCGCCGCGCGTGGGGCTGGGCGCAGCGGCGGGCGGATGCGTTCGGATGCCGATCAGCGTCTGATCGATCCGACTGACGGGTTCTTCAAGAATGTATCCTTTGCCGCTCAAAAGAACCTTTACTGGGGTGGTCGCCGTCCAATGCGGGCGGGATCGGCGCTGCCCGGCACCGGCGGCGGTGGTGGCAGTTCACCGCAAGATTTCCGGCAACGCGAGATTGCCCGATGAGCGGCCGCGATCTTACCGCACTGGTGGAGATGATCGAGGCGCGCCAGAATGCGGCGTTCCGCTGGGACGGCAATTGCTGTGTGCGTTTTATCGCGCGGGGTGTGCGGGCGCAGACCGGGGTTAATCCGCTGGCAGACCTGCGTCGCTGGCGCACGCGGCGTGAGGCGCTGGCCGTTGCCGATGAACAAGGCGGGCTGATCGCTGCGCTCGATGCGCGGTTTGAACGCATTCCTCCTGCTTTTGCCAAGCGCGGCGATATTGGCGGCATTGAAGAACCGCTGTTTGGTGTGCGGTTGATGCTGGTGGAAGGCGCGACGCTGGTTGCGCCCGGCAGGCGTGGGTTGGAGCGCCTGCCGCGCAGCGCGATGGATTTCGCCTGGTCGATCGAGGGCGGTGACTGATGGGCCGCGTTGTCAGAGCCATCATCGGGATCGGCGCGGCGATTATCGGTGCGGTGACCGGCAATTTCGCGCTGGTGTTTGCTGGTGTGTCGATGCTTGGCGGGGCGCTGCTGGAACAGCGCCCATCGCGCCGCCGGGATGCGCAGGCCGCGACCCTGCAAACGGGCGAAGTGCCCCGGCAGGCGATCTTTGGCCGGGCGGCAGAGGCCGGTTCGCTGGTTGATGCCTTCAACTATGGCGGCCAATACGGCACGGATTGGGACAGGCCGTGTAAAAACGCGTTGGCAGACGAGCGGCGCTGATTTCGGATTAGCGCGGAAGGTTGCAGTGGCCCCTCAGGTCTGGATTGCGGCGA